TAAAGTCCTTAAAGACACACAAATTGAGGCCACCTAGTACTTCATATACCAAGCGCATGAACTCCTTCCCAGCGGGTAAGGAACTCGTCATGTACGAATATAGCTCAAATTCGCACGCCTCCATCAAATTACGCACAAACAAACTTTCAAAAGCCGTATAGTCTGTGGCGAAATATTTGGCTCCCTCACGGTGCAGGAGCCCCATAATATATGCGGGCCGATCTGCAACGGGAACATGCTTAATGAAGGCCTCATGTTGATAGACCTGTTCTTCAATAAGCTTAAAGATGGGTCCTACAGCACATTTAAATTGATCTGACCGTGAATTGATAGCACGGGCGTGCTTGTAGGTTGGATAGTCCTCATCTTTCATGAAAGAGCTGCATCGGAAGTATCGGTGGGATTTATCTGGATCCCACATGCTCCCAACGCCATCCCAACAGACTTTGAGCTCTTTGCGCCGCCAGTCGGGGTAATCGGTATGACTCAACCAATGTTCTACAGTCACATCGCTATCGGCAGCTAAGGGGACAAATAGCTGTCTGCATCTCCTTCTGACAAACCTACGAAATTCTTTCATAAGTGAATCCTCAGCAGGAGGCGGTTTCCGCAAAAACCTATGTCTCACCCCAGCGATAGTGGTATCGGGGTCCAGTGGGTCAGGATGGGGGCGGACCACTCCGCACACCTCCGCACCCAAAGAAATCTGGACAACGGGCCGCTTTGCTAGCGGCACTTCGCACGGCTTTGAAATCACCGCTGACCCCTTGATCCCTGAAAGGCCAAGATCTTTAGTCACCGCGACAGGATCCATCGGATTTTCACCGTACCTGTAACCACGGGCATACCACCTTAGTCCACCACTCACGCTGGGGCGGGTCAGAAACACCGAGTACGGCGCTGCCTGTTTTGATACCACAGGCCAAACGCCACTTCAAGAGTGTTACCCGCCACATCTTCACCTTCTTGGAACAAGTCTCGGTCGACATTGACGGTGTGTGTGGTCTTTACGGCTGCCAACAACCTATCTCGGACGACAAGAACATCATCGGTGAGCATGATCTTAGGAATTGTGATCTGTGCCAACAACTCATGCGAAATGAGGAGATAGTCCGGGGCTCCAGTAAGCTCACCGAAAGTGTTGCGATTGAGAAGAACGCCATTTAACGTCTTACGATACGCTATTACGCTGTATCGGGCATTGACATGTTTCAGCTCTCTAAGGGACATATCATCGGCTCGCCGATCGATGTCGTCCCACTCTTGTTGCGTTACGGCAGAGTAGCTGTGTGTGATGCGCTTGCAAAATACTGATCTGTACCCACGCATAGCACAGTAGTGGCGGTCGGCCAATACCGCAAGGATCTGGTAGAGCAAGCTGGCGGTCACACCCTGCCAGCTACACCAGGTTAGGAACATTCCTACGTAGATTAACATCCACATCCACGCGAGAGGAACAACCACCGTCAATAAAATGAACATAAGTGTTGCACGCTTTGTCTCGTCTTGCCATTGGCACAGGAAATTCTTCTGCTTGTCAACATGTATTTGTGACACAGCATTCCTGTGCATGCCGAGCTTAGTTTCGGCACAT